ATAATATAATATTAGAAGATATATTAGATAATAATAATTTAATGAATAATAAGATTAAAAATGAAGATATATCATCAAAAGTGTCTATGACAAATAATGTATTATTAGAAGATAATAATAATTTAATGAATAATAAGATTAAAAATGAAGATATAAATAATGTGATAGAGAATAAGATATTATATAAGATAATAGAGGAGATAAATAAAAATAATAAAAAAAAATATTTAGAAAAAATGGATAAGATAGATGAGACAGAATATAATATAAAAGTGATAGGAGATATATTTGGAAATAGTAAAAAAAATAAAGAGACTATAATAATAGATACAAAAATAAATGAAGAATATATAAATATGATATTAGATTATATAAGAGAATCAGGTCATTGTAAATATAGTAATGAATCTAAACATAGTATTAATGCTGATAATTGTATTAATGCTGAAATAGCAGAAGAAGCAAAACATTGTATAGAAGCTGATTATGCAAAAAATAGTGGTAATGCTGAAATAGCAGAAGAATGTATAAGAGCTCAAATAGCAGAAGAAGCGAAACATAGTATAGAAGCTGATAAAGCAAAAGAATCAGAATATGCAAGAGAATGTAATCATAGTAATATAGCAGATTTTGCAAATGAAGCAAATAAATTATCAAAAGAAATAAAAGTAGAATTAAGAGGTGAAATAATAGGAGAAACAATAATGGATGATAATAATAAAATAATAATAGAAACAAAATTAAATAAAGAAATAAAAGATATAGAAGGGAATAAGATATTAGATCTAGTAAATAAAATAGGTAAATTTGATGGAGGAGTAATAGGAGATATAAAAAATAATAATAATAAAATAATATTGGATATATCACAAGATATAGCAACATTAAAAGGAAATATAATAGATGAGAAAGGAAATATAATAATAGAAATAAAAAATAATAGAATAACAGGAAAATTAAATTCAAAAAATGAAGCACCATTAACAGCACAAGGAAAATTAGGAGATAAAAAAGGAGATATTGCATTTGCCGTAGATACCTTTGGTGATAATAATGGTAGAATGTATTATTGTATAGAAGATTATAGTAATAATAATAAAGAAATATGGATTGGTGTACAATTAGAATCAGAAATATGGAACAATTAAATTAAAAATAATATATAATATAATACATATAGATATATATTATGAGTGAAATAATAAAAACATTAAGAACACCGAGATTATTTGATATGGCATTATTTGATTGGTTTGGAGTATTATTAGGTGTATATTATTTATCAAATTATATTCAATCTAAATATCCAGATATAAAAAGAAATAATATAGATTTAATAGTATTAATAGTAATGATATTATTAGGTGTTATAATACATAAATTAATGAATATAGATACTAAATTTGGTTATTATTTAGGATTAAATAAAGATATGATAAGATAAATCATTATTTATTAGTTTCACAATATAAACATAACTCATTTTTTATCAATTTTTTAAAAAATATTTTTTGACATTTAATACATTATTATGTAATATTATCAACAAGAGGTAAAGAAATATTTTAGAAAGATTTACCACTAAATTTATTTTTATATGATTATATAATAAAAAAATTATTCCATCCTATAATTTTATTATTTTCATCTATTATAAATAATTTTGTTGGTCTATTTAGAGTTAAATAAATATATTATTATTATTTAGATAATGATTCATCTAATTATAAAATTTTATTATTAATAAGATAATCAAAATTATTTAAATATAAATCATTATTATTAATAATATATTTAAAACCAAAATAAACTTCATAATAGATATCTTTTTATATAAAAATTTTTTTATTAGATAATTATTATATATTAGTATTTTAAATAAGATTAGTAAAAACAGAATATTTATCAATTTTATAAACATATTAATTATATTTAGATATATCTATTTAATTAACATTATTAATAAATTTGATATTATTAATATCACATTTATCATTATAATATTATATATTAGAATCATCTTAAAACATATAAACATATATAGTTATATTATTTTATATATAATTTCTCATTCTATATAATTAATCATAAATATTTTTATAATTTAATTCAGATATAACTTAACTACTTTTAACTTCAATAATAGCATCTAATAATAAAATATCAATTTCAAATAAGATCTTATTAGTTTAAGAATTTTTATATTTAATATTTCTATCAATAATAGTGATATTAGATTAATTCAATAAATCACATACTAATTATTCTGTTTCCATATGATATTTTTGTATTAATTATCTAATATTTATATAATCTTTCATCAAATAAAAATGATTTATCTTATATAATAAATATAATCAATATAAAGATCTATTATTAATTTATTATTAAAATGTAATAATCTTATTTATTTTAAAAATAATTTATTAAAAATATATTAAATGAAAATCTAATATAAATATAAATAAATTATTAGATATAAATTGATGATATATTTAATGAATAAATTTAATAATTTATTTATGATAATATAAATAATAATATATAATAATATTTGAATAATATTGAAATAAATGAATAAATAAGTTTATCAAAAGATTATTGGTGTGATAAATTAAAATAATTATATCAATTATTATCAAATATCTATTATATATAATATAATTAAGAAAAATATATATTATTTAAATTATTGATATATGTAATATAAGATGATTAAATATAGTAATAATATATCATATTTAATAATACAAATTTAACTATATAATTATAATAAGAAGATGATAATTTAATAAATATAACTTAATATATGTTATAATTTAATACAAATTATATATATATTAGATGATCAAATAAATTCATCCATATCATTATTAATATTAGTATTAATATCAATAATATTATCATCTAATTAATATTTAGCAATAGCAATAATACCACCAAAACCTTTAACAAATTAATAACCTTAATTAGTTTAATCAGTAATTAATTTTAATTAAATATGATATTTAATACATTTATTAACATATTCGTGTAATTAATCATTTTTATTATATAAATATAGTTCATTTATTAATTATTCTTCAATCATATTATCAATAGTTTTTTAACCAATAATAATAAATTTAGAGTCTAATTATATTTATGTATATAAATTATCAAGAAGTTATTATTCTACAAATAACTCATTATTTTATAATTTTTCACCAGATAATTTAATTAATTAATCTAAACCATTTGACATACCACTTGCTAAATCAAACATACATAAAATTTTATTTTTTACATTCTATGATAATTTATCATATACTTATTATTTTAAATCACCTATACCACCTATTATTATATGTTAATAATCATCCATTTATTCAAATTTTATTATTTCTTCCATCACTCTAGTACAATAATTTTATATTTCTTTAGTTCTAATTCTTTCAAATCTTACACTAGATTAACCACCTTTATTATGTTTTCTTGGTAATGATGCTTCATATTTTGATAATTTAGTCTTAATTGTACCATTTATTTAAGTTATTAAATATCCATTACCATCAATAACAATATATAATAATTTATTATAAGGTCTTAATTATTAATATAAAATATCCAAATCAAATTATTTATCAGATTTAAATAAATTACCAACAATCTATTAAGGTATAATGATTTCATTAATACGTTATTCATTAATATCTATACCTGAAAATATACATAATCCAGTATATGGTGTTTTTATTAATCCACTACTCTTTATTGTTTCTAATGCATATGTTAAAGCATCTTAAACATTATGTCTATTAACTTTAGATTTAATATTAGAAGCTTTATTAATTTCTTCTTATAAATCTTATTAAATGATATTTAATGAATAATTAGGTCGAATATATATACTAATCATAGAAGTATTAGTACCAATATATTATGATAATTATTTTAATTTTAATTCTAATTATAATGTCTCTAAATTAATCATTATATCAAAATATAATCAAATATATATTTATATTATGTTTAAAAATATATAATTTTATATAATCATGTATATATATGAATTTATCAAATGATTTTGATATAATTAATTATAAATCACAATATCCTAATATTTATTTTAAATCTAATATTGATATAATTAAACATTATCTTAATACTAATTATAATATAACAAGTACTAAAAGTGATAATAAATCTATTAATATAATAAATAATAATATAATAGATATCTTTAGTGATAATAATATAATAAATAATAATATAATAGATAATAATATAATAAATAATAATATAATAGATAATAATATAATAGATAAATATATAATACATCATAAAATAGGTGGTGGTACAACAAAATATGTATATGATTTAATAAATAAATATAAATGTATTTTAATAGAGAGAAAAAATAATATGATATTAAAAAAAGGAGATATATTATTAGTACAACATTTATATGGTACAGATATAACAATAGATGATTTATTAAATATAAATAAAGATATAAAAATTATAATAACAATACATGATTGGTATTGGTTAATAAATGATATAAATAAATTATATAATATGGAAATAGAAGTACATAATAGATATTTAAATGAAAATATAATAATAAATGATAAAATAATACAATTATTTAAAAAATCATATAAAATAATACATCCAACGAGATTTACATATGAAATATTTGAGAAATATATAGATATGAAAAATCATATAATAATACCACATAATGATTATTTATTAGATATATCTAATAATTCAATATATGAATATAAACAAAAATATATAAAAAAAATAAGAGATAATATAATAAATATAGGTAATTTAAATGGATTTGGAGAATGTAAAGGATCTAATTATATAATGAAATTATATGATAAATATAATGAAAAAAAATATAAAGATAATATAATAAAGTTTCATATAGTAGATAGAAATATAAGTTATAATGAATTAGAATATTTTGATATAATAAATGATAAAAATATTAATGGATTATTACAATTAAATAAATGGGGAGAAACTTGGTGTTATTCATTAACAAAAGCATTATATACTAATTTACCTATTTTATATACAAATATAGGAGCATTTAAATATAGAATAAATGAATCTAATCATTATATATGTCTATATGAAAAAGAAATTGAAACAGATATATTATATGAGAAATTTGAAAAATTTTTGGATTATATAATAGAAAATAATGATAAATATGAAGATAAAATAATAAAAAAACCAACAATAATATATAATGATTTTTACAATGATTTATTAAAATAATCAATTTAAAATCATATCATTATTTTATTATATATCTTATGATAAATAATAAAATAATTAAATTTATTACAGTAGGACATGTTGATGCTGGTAAATCTACTACATTAGGACATTTATTATATTTAACAAAAAATATAACTGATCATGAATTTAAAAATATAGAAAAAGAAGCAGAATTGAATGGAAAAAAGAAATTTTCATATGCTTATATATTAGATTCAGATAATGATGAACGTATTAGAGGTATTACTCAAAGTTATAATAAATATGATTTTATTTATAATAATCAACAATATCAAATGTTAGATACACCTGGACACAAAATGTATATTAAAGAAATGATTTCTGCTGTATCTAAAAATAATGATAGTATAGTATGTGTATTAATAAGTACAATAGAGAGTGAATTTAATGCTGGATTTATAAATGGAATGACAAAAGATGATATATTAATATCAAGAGGTTGTGATATTAAACATATTATAATATTGATAAATAAAATTGATATGATTGATGAAAATATAAGAAAAATAAAAATAAATGAAATAAAAGAAAAAATACATAAATTTGTTAATAAATTAGGTTTTGAATCAATATCATATATATGTGTTAGTGGTTGGACTGGTCAAAATTTAATTAAACAACAAGATGATTTAAATGATATGAGTTTAATAGAGAAAATAGAAGAAATAGGTAATAATAAACAAAATAATAATATAGAAGAAAAAAATAAATTAATAGAAAAAAATAAATTTAAAATATCATTCAATGCTTATAATATACCTAATATAATTTCATTAGGTTATAATTGTATTATTCATTTAGTTGATCAAGATAATACAGATATAGAATACGAATTAGAATGTGAAATAGGAGCAATAAATGATTTAAAGAATAATAATAAAAGTCATGTATCAAATAATGATAAAGTATATCTAGGTATAAAATTATTAAATAATAAATTAATAAAATGTTATAATAATCAAAGAATAATATTGAGATATAATGATACTATTTTAGGTTTTGGTAAAATTATTATTTCTAATTAAATAATCAAATAAATAAATTTAATTATATAATTTTTATATCAATACTATATATATTTCATATTTTTGATTTTTTCAATCATATTTTATTAAATTAAATAGATATTAGTTATTATTTTTTGAACATTATTATTATATTTTATCATTTATTTATCTTCCAATATTATTAATATTTTTCTATTTCTTTATTATCTATTTAATCTATTATAATAAATCATTAGATAATATATTTGATAATAAATTTTTATCACAATTTAATATATAATCCAATTAATCATATTTAATTATATTAATTGATGTTTTATTATTATTAAGTTTATATATTTTATTATTACGTATATTGATTATATAATTATATAATTAACTATGATTCATAATGATTACACATCTATAATCATTTTATAATAAAATATTATATTATATATTTAATTAAATATCATTTGATTAAATATTTAGATCATTTAATAATTATTAAAAATATGAATCTAATTCGAATTATGTATCTTAATAAGTATTTGATGAATTATCTAATATATCTTTTATTTAATCTATAAAATCTTATTCATATGATTTTATTTTTTCTATTATATTATCTATATTATTTTTCGATTTATATATTATATTTATATAATCTTATCCATTTTTTGATTATATAATATTTTATTTATATTAATTATTTTATAAATTATGATAACTTGACATCTTTATTATTACTAATTATAATAATATACTTTTATATTGATATAATTATCTTATATAATCTCTAATATATTAGTTTATGCAATTTTTTTAAACTCTCTTTCAAAAAAATTGTTAATATATATAAACTTTATTTATTTCATTACATATTTTTATTTAATGAATAGTTTATATATTTTAATTTTAATGAATAGTTTTAATATCATCATAAATTAATTTAATTTTATTTATATCAATATTAGTATCAATATCTAATTTATGTAAGAATCGAATAAATTCATAAGTATTAAAATTATTATTATCAACAATAGAAGTATCAAATTTATTAATACCATATGATAAAATTAATTTAATACAATCATTTGTTTTATTATCATTTATTTGAATAGATATTTTTGATAAATCAATATCTTCACTTAATAATAATAATAATTTATCTAATAATCTTGTTTTATTTAAATGATAATCTGTATTATCACTTAAACATACTTCATCACAACCTCTTTGTAATAATTGTTGAACTAACATACTTATATGTGAAGCTTTTACTCTACCAGAATAAGGACATTCTAAACATCCATATATAATAGCTCTTGATTTCATATCATTCATATTAGCTGTATCAATTAATTCTGTTATATGATTTAAAGATTTAATTAAATCCATATTATATATTTTTTGATTATATTGATCAGTAGAACCAATAAAAAAAGTGACATTACGAATATTACTATAATTAATACCATAATTTAAACCTTGTAAATTAGGAATTAAAACATTATAATTAGTATTAGGTATTTTTTGAATATTTTTATATACTTCATAATGATCTTTAAATTGTGTAAATTTTTTAGGATTTACAAAATTTGTTACATTTAAATTTCTTAAACCACAATGTGATAATCTATTTATTATACTTATTTTTTTTGATGTTGGTATGAAATGTTTTATATTTTGTATACCATATGTCATTCCTATCTCATTTATTTTAACATATGATGGAAATGTAACATCTGATAATAAATTTAATAAATGTGAACTTTTATTTAAAACTTTTAACATTTTTAATATCTTAATTATATTATCATTTATTTATATTTATTTTAATTTATTTTCATAAAAAAATATATAAATTCTTATATTAATTTATATATTATGAATAAATTGGATGAAACTACATATGATCAAATATTAAAATGGTATGATAAATGTATTCAAAAATATGGAATGATATTATTATCTTTATATAAAGATGATATTAAATATGAAAATTATTATAATAATATAAATAAATTACATAATTTATTGAATAATTATATAAATAATGTGACATTATTACAACAATATAATGATCTTAATATAATATTGACAAAAATAAATTTATTATTGATTAATGTTAAACAAATGAAAAATAATTTAGTAAAAATAGATTTAATTGGTGGTAAAAAAATATCACCAAAGATGTCTTCGACAAAAAATAAAAGAAAAAAATCACGTATAATTTTATCACCTAAACGTATGTATTCAACTATTGCTTCTGGTTGGATATGACAAATTATTATAATATAGTTATTATAATATAAGTGTGAAAGAATTGAGTATAAACATTTATATATAGTTATTGTAATAAAAGTGCGAATAAGTGTGAAAGAATTGAACATGAGCACATATATAGTTATCATATAGTAATTATAATAAAATAATATGATTATTAAACTAAAAAAATCATATTATTTGAAATAATAGTAATAAAAAAATAAATAAAATTATAATTAAATAATTATATGAATATAATATTATGAGATATTAAAAAATAATGGGATTTTTTGAATCATTAAATTTAAATACTACAAAAGATATATTAATAGATAATACTAATCCCAGTATTAAAAGTATTGGAGGTTTATCTAATATTAATAATATTAATAATATGTTATCTTTAGTTCATTTAAAAAGAGCATGTTGTTTAAGAGAATCTAGTAATACAGATGAATATGAATTAAATATAAGATTACCAAGTGATAATGAATATGGTTATAATTTAGTATCTTATAAATTTGATAATTTAATTAAATCTTGTAAAAATTTACCAATAGGTATAAATGATGAAATAGGAGATTTTAATAGTGGTACTAAAAATGATGAAAATTATAATGATAATTGTGATAATTTTTATAAAACATATTGTAAAACTATGAGATTATTACATGATTTAAATGATAATAAATATTCAACTAATAAAAATTTATATAGAGATCATATTTTATATGGTGAAGATACTGGTTTAGAATGTGGTTGTCTTAATTCACCATTATATTATACTAATAATAGATCTATTCCTGATGATGTTTTAAAATTAGTTGATTTTAATTGTAATGATGCAGGTTATAAAACTAAAGAAATGCAAAGTAATATAACAACTTATACTAATTGTAGTGTTAATGTTGGGACAGGTATTGATGCTAATCTAGTTAATATCAATAATGTTCAAATTAATAATGATTGTGGTTCAAAACAATCTAATACTAAAATTGATCAAAGTAATAAAGGTATTAATTCAAATTTATCTACAATAGACACTTCAGATGATTTTGATATTACTAATAAACAAAATAATAATAAATCACAAAAAATACAAGAACAATTAAAAAAATCTATAAATAAAGAAAAAGAAACACAAAAAGAAACACAAAAAGAAAAAGAAACACAAAAAGATAATATAAAAAAAGAAGAAAAAGATAATATAAAAAAAGAAGAAAAAGAAACAGAAAAAGAAGAAAATAATAATAATATAATAAAAGGTATAATAGTTGGTATAATAGTAATAATAATAATAATAATAATATATAATATATTAAGATCAAATAATAATACATCAGGAGGTTATAATAATATAATATATCAATATTATAATAATAAAATAGGAGATTTATATAAATTGAATTAACAATAAGACATCATAAGTTTATCATATAAATTAGTTTCATTAATTTCAGTAATATTATCATTAGTATTATTAGTTAAAAGAGATTTAATGATAATATTGAAAGAGAAATTATCAAATTTAATAATTTTATTTTTACTATCTCTAAATTCTAATGTTAATTTATTTAAATTATCAATATATGGATATAAATCAATTTTTTGAGTATTAATTTTATTTGTATTTAACATAATTTGAAATAATGGATTATCTCTATTAATTTCCATTATATATACATATATTATCTTATCATTATTTACTTTTATTATATTAGAAGCTATTATATTATTTTGATTTTTTAATATATTATCATCATTATTAAAACCTAAAAAATCTAATAAAGGAGTATATAATAATGAAATATTATTATTAGATTTAATAGAAATTTTATGTGTAATATTATCTAAATTAAATTTAATACCTAATGTTTCATAATATTGATTATTATTTAATTCTTTACATATATTTTTATTTGTATAATAACCATTATTAATTTTTATTATATATTCATTATTATTATTATTATGATCTATAAATTTTATTAAATTATTATCATCATTAATATTATTAATAATATTAGGAATATTATATCCATTTAATTCAATACATGAAATATTATTAATATCATCATTTAAATTAGTTATCATATCTTTTATTATAATACTCTTTTCTGTATTATTTATTTTATTTTTATTATATTTTATAATTTCTAATAATTCATTTTTTAATTTATTTTGTGATTCTATATTATGTGATATTTTATCATTTTCTTCTTTTAATCTTAATGTTTCTTGAATAGTTTCTTTTTTAATAGATTCTAATTCATTTATTTTCTTTTCAATTTCTTTCTTATATTCTTCACTATCTATATTTATATTACTATTATTATTCTCTTTTAAATATTTATTTTCATCTATTAATTTCTTTAATTGTTGTTCATAATACACATTCTCATTATTTAATTTCTTTATTATTGTCTCATATAATGATATATCTATCTGTTTATTTTGATTAGATAATTGTAATTTAATCTCATTCAACTCTTTTGTTAATGATTCAATAATTATTTCACTATTTGATATCTGTTTCTGATATATCTGTATATTATCATTATTATTATTATTATTATTATTATTATTATTTGAATATATTTTTGATTGATTTGATATATTGAATTGTTCAATGAGATTACTGGGATATTGTAAATTATTAGATGTATTATTAATATTAGGATTAGGATTATATTGTAAATTATTAGGTATATTATTAATATTTGGATTAGCATTATATTGTAAATTATTAGGTATATTATTAATATTTGGATTAGCATTAGATGTATTATTAATATTAGGATTAGGATTAGGATTAGGATTATGATTATATTGTAAATTATTAGGTATATTATTAATATTAGGATTAGGATTAAATGTATTATTGATATTAGGATTAGGATTATATTGTAAATTATTAGATGTATTATTGATATTAGGATTAGGATTATATTGTAAATTATTAGATGTATTATTGATATTAGGATTAGGATTATATTGTAAATTATTAGATGTATTATTAATATTAGGATTATATTGTAAATTATTAGATGTATTATTAATATTAGGATTATATTGTAAATTATTAGATGTATTATTAATATTAGGATTATTAGATGTATTATTATAAGTTTTCATTAATTGATCATAATCAATATTATTATTTTGTTTATTTTGATTAGATTGATTAGATTGATTAGATTGATTAGATTGATTAGATTGATTAGATTGATTAGATTGATTAGATTGATTAGATTGATTAGGAATATTAGATTGATTTTTATTATCTAAAACTTTACGTTCATTTTGTAATTGTAATAATCGTTGTTCAGTAGATATATTTTCATTAATATTAATATTATTCATATTAATACCCAAACCCATATTATCAAGGGTCATATTATCATCAATAATATTACTAGCCATATTATCAATATCATTTTGATTATTAAGATTAAAAGTAGAATTATTATTATAATTATTTTGATCGAAAATAGAAGAATTAGTGTTAAAGTTATTATTAGAATTATTATAATCACTATTATTATTTTTATTATTATTATTATTATTATTATTATTATTATGATTATTTTTAAGATTATTTTGATGATGATTTTCATTAGGATTAACATTATAAGATAAATTTTGTATATTACCTTTATTTTTTTTACCAGAACCATCAAGAGAAAAATCAGGAGTTGTAGGTCTACCAACTTTACCAAATAAATTATCTCTAGAGTTCATTAAATTTTTTAATTTATCTTCAGTAGGAACAGATTCATTAAAATGATCTCTATTATTTTGTCTATTATTAGATATAGGTCTTTCAATAAAATTATTATTATTATTAAAAGAATTATTTTTTATAAATTGATCATTATTAAAATTTTCGATATGATTAGTTCTATTATTATTTCTATTTAATAAGAAAGGTTTAATAGTAGATATAACATCGATAGCATATTGTTTATAAGAATATCTATTATTAATAATATTAATTTTATTTTTATTAACAGTATCTTTCATAATTTTAATGATATTTTGAACAAGAGAATATTTTTGATCATTATTAAAATGTTTAATAAATTGTAAATCAGATTGATTAGTTAAAACATCATATATTTTTTGTATAATAGATTTACTAATATAATCATCTAAGACATTAGTTTGTGAATTCATGATAAATATTATATTTAATAAATATATAGTTTAAAATAAATAAAATTAAACTCAATAAATAATTTTATGAATATTTTATTTATAAGTTTTTTATATATAAAATATTTTTTCTATATGATTAATAGTATTGATATTAAAAATAAAATAAATAAAGCACCGGATTATAGATTAGTATTAAATAAATTAAAGAATGTACCATTAACATCATATATACAAAAATATAAGGAATATAAAACACAAGATTATATAAGTAATAATAAAAATAATTTAGGACAATATTATAATTATAATTTAGAAAATCTAAATGATAAATATGAATATATAGAAGAGATAAATTTAGATTTAGAATTAGAAGATGATAATATAAGTAAAAATATATTTAGATTTAAATATGAATTATTAAAAAAAATAGAAAATATACATTATATAGATATAGTAAAAATAGTATTACCAAATTTATTTATAATAGATAAAATAGAATATATTGATAATGAAAATAAATTAGATTATATAATAAATAATTTTAATATATTAGAGAAATATCAAACATATGAAAATAATAATATAAGATATAATATACATAATAAATATGATAATAAAATAAATATATCATTAGATGATAATTATGAAATAGTATATGAGATAATATTAAATGAAAAGATATATAAATATAATATAAATAAGAATATAAAATTAGAATCATTTGGTGAAATATTATTATCAATTAATAATTTAGATAATTATTTAATAGATTCAACATCTAATATAAAATTTTATAATATATTATATATAGATAAAAAAATAAATGATATGATATATTATAAAACACGAAATTGTTTTCATTTTTATAAAAAATCTAATTTATTAACATTATCAAACTTATATATCAATATCTATAATAAAAATAACAATTATATTCATACTAATAAATATATTGATGATCATAGTATTTTATTTAATTATTGTGATTGTAATATATTAAATAAAAAACCAGGATGTAAATGTACATATATATTACATAAAAATTATAATAAATTAAAACCAATATTAAGTATAAAAATAGGAATAATAAAGTTAGATTTAATAAAAAAAATAATAAATTAAAAAAAATTTTATTATATAAATAATAATTTAGATGGAATATAGTTATCAAAAAAAAATAAATTTGAATGAGTTAAAAAAAAATAAAAAATATTTAGATATATTATATTATAAGATATGTAATGAAGAGAAAAATAATAGTAATATATATATAAATAATAAAGAGAATTGTGAAGAATATAAGAATATAATATATCCAGAAATAATGATAATATATATGAATATAATGAATATTATTAAATTAAATAAACAATATTATTCATCAAATATTTATAATGAAATTGATAAATTAAAAAGATATGTAAATATGTATTCATATGATAATAATACTATATCATAAATTTTATCAAAAATCTTCATTATAATTCAAATCTATCATCAAATTATATTTTTTTAATAAATTTAATAATTCATCTAATCTATTATTATTAAATCCTATCATTTTTTCAATAATATCATTATTATCATTAATTATATATAATGTTGGTAATTTATCTGTTTTTAATATTATATCATATAATATATCATCATATGTTTTAATAAAATCATCTTTTATATCATCTATATTATCTATATTTATATCTATATATTTTATATTATAATTATTAAGATGAATAGATAAAATATTACAATTATTACACCATTCGGCTCCAATTTTAATTAATTTAAACATGATTAATAATAATATAATAAATAATTATATATTTATATATTTATATAATAATTATATAATACTTAATAAATAAGAATATCAATTTTTTATAATTAGTATAATATTGACATATTATGAATAATATGATAATATTAAAAGAAGTGAAATAATGATAAAAAAGTCATAAAAATAATATATAATATAATAGATATATGAGTTTATTGATACAAACAATAATAACAGCAATAGGATTTAATATAGGTCAATTATATGTAAGAATAAAATATTTAGATGGATCATTAGATAAACCATGGTTATTATTACCATTTTTTTGGATACCACCATTATCATTTGTACCAGCTATATTTATATTTTTAGGAAAAATAAATAAAGGTAAGACAGGATCACCATTTGAATATTCAATGTTATTTGCAATATTATCAGCAGTATTAGTACCATTAATATTAGATAAAATAGAATATTTTGCAGAAGGTTTTAAAGGACAATTAATGAAAACAATAATAATGTATTTAATGGTATTTATTAGTTTATATATTAGAGAGAGAAATATATGTAAAGAAAATGTTGATAGTTTTAGAATAATTAGAAATGTTTCAATAGCAAATGTTATAAGTATAATTGTTCCATTTTTAATTTCATTTATACCTATATTTGGTACTATATTATCTGCAATAGGTTTAATATCAGATACTATGGGAACATTAATTGATGGTGTATTAAAAGCATTATCATATATGTATGTGATATTAATATTAAATATGTATCAAGGAACATATTTAGATACATATTGTGGAGATAAAGAGAATAAGATAAGAGTAATAATATTTACTATTATATGTTTAATAATATCAGTATATTTTTCATAAATAATAAAATTATAAATAATAAAATCTATAACTATTTATAATTATATATAAATAAATATGGGTAATGCAAGTAGTAGTAGTAGTAGTGATAATACTATTAATAATAATAATAATTTTGATTTTTTAAATGAACAAGATCTTAAAACAGTTACTAATAATATTTTTAAAAGTAAAAATGAATGTATTAGTGGTGCTAATATTGATACTAATATTGGTGTTAATATTAATGCTGATGATGATGGTGATGTTAATATAAGTGGAATAGATAATGACACATCAGCAAAAGCGAATATAACATGTTTACAGAAAACAACAGTACAAGCAGAATTTAAAAATCAATTATATCAACAGATGGCATCAAAAATTCAAAATCAAACAAATAATGATATAAAAGATAAATTAGAATCAGCAGCAAAAAATGGTGTATTAGCAGTAGGTAATACAAATGCAAAATCATTTAGTAATTATAAAGAAAATAATAATTTATCAGCAAATATTAAAAATATATTAAAAAATACAATTGAAAATAATTTTACAGATGAAACAATTAGTAAATGTGGTACATCTGTTAGTAATTCATTAAATGTTGGTGTTAATATTAATAAAAAAGGTAATATTAATATTAAAGATATTAAAAATAAACAAGCTATTGAAGCTGTCTCTAATTGTCAACAATTTAAAGATGCATTATCTGGATTACAAAATGAATTAGGTCAAGCTTTAGAAGGTGATGGTACTAATAAACAATCAACTACAAAAACAACTGAAGCAAAATCAACAGCAGAAAATAAAGGAGCAGATGCAATATTAGATTCATTTTTTAAAGGAATATCAGGACTAATACAATCAGCAATGGGTATATGGATAATATTAGGTATATTAGCATTAGTTATTATTATTTTATTTGGTAAAGATATATTAAAAATGTTTACAGGTCAAACTGATAATGTAGATGTATCAAAATATATAAAAGGAGGAATATATAGACCATTTGATATAAAATCAATAATAAATCAATCATCAAATAATATGATACCAAATATGATACCAAATATGATACCAAATAATACTTATTCATTTATGAATAAAATAAATAATCCAAATAATATATTAAGAATACCAGATTTTAAGAGACCAACAATTATAATGTCAATACCAAAATAATATTTATTTATTCAATAATAGTTATATAATTTTCTATATTAATATATTTATTAATATTAGTTTTGTAAATATTAATAACATGTTTATGACGATTATCTATTGATAATACATTTTTATTTTTATTTAAATCTAAATTATTAGATAAATATAAATTATTAAGAAGACTTCTTAACTGATAAGTTTTAATAATTAGATTAATAAGAACATAATCATAAGTACTAAATGCATAATTAATAATATTAGGAATATCTAATGAGAAATCGATAATATTTCTACATTTTTGACATTTAGTTAAATTAAAATCATGTTTAGATTCAATATAAGATATTATTGATTTTTCTAGATTTTTATAAGAACTAGTAATTTTATTACTAATTAATGATAAATTATCAAAAGTATCTGTGATATTATTATTATATTTATTTATCACCGAAGGTGTCTGTGGCAAATAATCATTTGCTGTTTTATTATTATTATCAAAAACATCATTCATTAAATGACTATTATGATTTAATAAGAAATTATACATTTCTTTATAATATATATCATATTTATTTTCACAATATTGATTTAAATGATGATATATTGTATGATATTGATCACAATTTGTACCTATATTAAATATAATATTTTTATAATTTTCATTTAATATATTATCAAGAAAGGTGTCAGTGGTAATATTATATTTAGAAGATTTAATAATAATATTATCACAGTTATTTGTGTTATTATTAAATTGTAATAAATCATTATTAAATTTATTATAATTCATTCCAAAAAGAGCAAGAAATATATGTAATATTTTTTGTTTAAAATGTTTATATTTAGTAGTTTGTATACCAATATACCATACTAATAAATGGAATACAGTTATACCAGATTTATTTTTTTCTATCCAAAAATAAATATCTTTAGATCTATAAATATTTAAATAATTATAAATATCATTAAAATTATCAAAATTATTTAATATATAATTCATTATATTAAATACTTCAGGTATATAATTACTATTAATACATTTATTAATATTTATATTTTTATCACACTTATAACAATACATCTTATATTATTCATCTTATATATTTCTATTATATATAATTATTATTATTTTTCAATTTTTTTATCTTGCGAACAAAGCGAGTAAGATAAAAAAATTGCTGCGAGGATAAAATTAAAGATTTTATAAAATCTTTAATTTTAGACCGATGTCAATTTTTTTAAAGATAAGATTTTCTTTAGAAAATTTTGCATTTAAAAAAATTAGGTGCTAGATAGAAAAATCATAGATTTATCTATCCAGCTCAATTTTTTTGAAAATCATCAATACCAATAAAACTAAAACTATTATCATTTAATATATTATCCATATTAAATTCATTACTAGTATAATGACCAAAATTTGGTCCTTTAGCATTCCAAGCATAAAACCAAAAATTATCATTATTAATATTTTCAAAAACCCATAAATTTTCTTTACTACCAGGATTTAAATATAAACTAGGTATAACATTTGAATTATTAATTTTACCAATACTCATAGCATTAGATTTTTTATATATTGTATATTTATCATTTACTATTGCTCTATTTATATAACCTATTTTTGCTTTTATATTACCATCAGCTATTAAATTATTATCAATAACTAAATCACCATTAATACCATTTTTAATGGACATTTCGCCATTAATAGTAACATCATTAATTATAGAAAGATTATCAAAATTAGAATCACTAATTTTATTATATAATTGTTCTAAATATTGATTTGCATCATTACTAAAATATTCAATATCATAACATAAATAATTATATGATATAAAAATAATTAAACATATTATTAAAATATTTATTAAATTTTTCATTATGATTTATAATAATATTATAGACAATAATTATAATTTATCTATATATTTATATGGTCTTTTTTTTATATCTATTAATATATCATCATTAAATTGA